TAATTTGTATAAATAAAAGTATAATTATTCATATGGGAACAAATGGTCAGAGAAAGTCAAACAACCCGACTGGATAGAATAGAAGATAAAATCGATAAACTATCCGATGCAATAGTCTCACTCGCAAGAGTAGAAGAGAAAATTGCAAGTATGGAAGCACAACTGGTCAATGGTCATGACCGTATGAATAAACACGGAATTAAACTAGATGCGATTGAGTCGCAAGTGCAGTCAAACGCACAAACAGTCTCAGTGATACATAAAGTATTCTGGATTGTGATTGTTGCTTGTTCTACTGTAGTCGCATCTGTCATCGCAAATATGTTGTGGGGATAAAAATGACAGAAGTAAACAAAAGTATAATCGAAGCATACAAAAGTATGTACGAACCAAAAGAAGAAGTTCTTGACGAGAAGGTTAAAAACGAAGACGCATCTAACGATAAGTCAGATGACGGTGACGGAATGGATAAAGTTGACCCTAAAGCAGTCAAGAAAAAATTCAAAGACCGTAAAGACCAAGATATTGACAATGACGGAGACGTAGACTCTTCTGATGAATATCTACACAAAAGAAGAAAGGCTGTATCAAAGGCAGTATCCAAAGAAGAAGTTAAATACCCACACATGATGTATTCTAAAGACGGTAAAGATGAAGTATCTGTAAAATCCCCAGAAGAACATGACAAATATGCTAAGAAAGGATATGTTCATGACAAACCTGATGTAAAAGAGTCGTTTGATTTAGATGACATTCGTGCAATGTGTCATTCTAAAGACCACGATTGTGCAACTTACGTTGACCACCCAGAGTTTGGTTTAGGTAAACCAGTATACGAGTCTCACGCAATACCAGATGAAGACGGACATGTCGCATGGTATGATGTTGAGTTCGCACATGGTATTGAAGAACAAGTACCCGCAGAGGACATGCAAATTCTTCAAACAGAAGACCACAAAGGTAATGGTAAAAAACCAATGAAAAAGAAAGAACCAATTGAAGATGACACAGTCATCAATGTGGACAACGATGAAGAAGAAGCACCACAAGTGGACTCAGACGAAAAACCAATGAAGAAAAAGAAACCACCAATGCCTCCTAAGAAAGACAATGGTGAAGAAGGTGATGATGTAGAAGAACCAGAAGATGACGGTAAAGATGTCAAAATCATTTCCAAAGATAAGAAAAAGAAAAATGGGAACGGGAACGACAATGGTAAAACTGCAGAAATCTCTAAGATTGGAGAAGAGGTTTCTGAATTTACTTCTCTTATAAACGAACTAATGGCATCTGATGCGGTTGGTAAGAAGAAGAAAGAGAAAGACGGAAAAGAACCAGAGTCTTACGATGACATCAATCAAGAAAGGTCAAAAGGTGAAACTGACTTTATTGATGCACATGGTAAAAAAGATACTGTTGCAGACGGTGAGAAAGATGCTGAGACTACTGCAAATAGTCAGAAGAGTAATAAACAAGGTAAACACGTCAAACAACAAACTGCGAAAGGTGATAAGAATATCATCAAGTCTACTGAAGCACCAGTCAAAGACAAAGAAGTCAAAGACGGAGAAGGTAAAAAATCTGTCACCAAAGAGTCTACTCTTATGGACATGGCACTTAAAGCACTGAAAGGTCAAACAGTTCCAGAAATGAAACAGATTATCGCAAGTTCAGAAAAAGAGAGAAATCCTTTTGATGCAAGAACTAAAGATGCAAAAGCATTTTTAGAAAGAATGTATAAAAGGAAAAACGGAGATAAGTAATGGCAAATAAACCAGTTGCACCCGCATGGTGTGAAAACGCAATACCTACTGCAAACGGTTGGGAAGACCCAGACACAGGCGAACTATACGTAAGTGGTGGATTTACTACAGAAGAAATAAATTTATTTCACGGTAAGTCTGCACCAAAAGGTGCCCAAGTATTAACCGAAGCTCCAGTAGGAAACAAGTCTATAGATGATATGACTAAAATAGAACTCGAAGCACTTGCAAGAACCAAGGGTGTTGAGTTAGATAGAAGAAAGTCTAAATCTAAACTTTTAGAGAAAGTAAAAGGTCTTTTTAGTTAGAATTGATATACATACTAGTATATCATGATGAAACTGACGAAAGATAATTTATTACTCTATGCGGCTCAAAACTATTACAATCCAAAGTGTATTGATAGTGAAGAGTTCCTTGAAGACTTAAAACGATTTAAATATATCAAACGATTACTTAATCGTTATCGTGATAGTGGTCAGTTATCTGAAAGACTCATTCTTAATCATCTTATTGTAATCTTTAATGTCTTTGACATTGAGGCTGGTCTCAACATTCTAGAACTTAAACTCGAAGTAGATTACTGGAACGTAATCAAACCTTTTCTTTTATTCCTTAATGTTATTAAAAATGACGAATACACCAATATTAAAATGGATAAAAAAGTCGTTGATAAGTTAAGAGAAATCAAAAATATATAAATACACACATGGGAATTCTAAAATCAGCTGCGGACTTTGTATATACAATTCGTTTTCTAAAATTACTTACGACACCTTTTGAGAAAATGGGTGCGTACGAAATTGGTCTGATTGATAAAGACGGTAATGTAGATAAGAAAAGAAAAGAAGAACTTAAACTTACCATGGACGGAAGAATGGATTTATCTACTCACTGGACATCATTTATTCGACTGGTTGTAAATATAAAGAAACTAATGGCAAAGGCGCCTGGCGGTAAATCAGTGGTTGCAAGGTATGGTGCGGCCTTATTTCTTATCAAGGAAAGTGGTAATCTGAACAATAAACAGATACAAAAGATACACAATGAAACTGGTATTGATATTTTAGATGTTCTCGCAGAAGATACACAGTGGTTTATGTTAAGTGATAAACAACTGTCGCCTGGGGTCTATAGAATGAAACATGATAGTATGTCATGTATCTATGAAGAAACATATAAAGATGACCAGATAAGAATTCTTGAAGAAGAGTCAAAACCCGTAGGAGAAGTCTTAGGACTTGATATATATTCTGCAATTCATTTACCCACAAATAAAAGAATGTATGTGACTACGGGAGATATCACCAAGTGAGACTCAAAACCTATATAGAAACCCAAGAACTCACCGAAGGAACTTTCTTGTTTGAACAACAAGTATATCGTGAATTACAAGAATGTACTTACGAAGATTGGTGTAATATCATTGATAACATTGTACTTACCGAAAAGAAAGAACCGTCTTGGATTAATAAAGGAGACAAGTATATACAACAGTATATAAAAGACAGACCGCAGTCTGATACCGCAAAAGATATGAAAAAGTATCTTGCAACTAGAGATAAAGATACAAAGAAAGACTCAGAAGATAGTGTTGATACTAAAACAACATCTGGTTCTGACTCAGACCCAGATAAACCTTCTGCAGATAGATTTAATGAACCACTAAGTAAACACCCAACACTACAAAAAGCAATTAGAAGTGAATGGAAAAAATTAAAGAGTGAGGTAGGACAAGAGTTTGGCCCTAATTTAAAAAATGCAATTAAAGAAAAAAGTGTGTTTCGTACAATAAAAGCAGTAGGTTTAGGTTTGGGTAAAGGTCTTTTAGACGGACTGAATTTAGTCGATGCGGCCGTTAATGTCGGTGCAGATAAACTTGCAAAAACTAGAATGATACAAGGATTACAGAAAGGAACAATTAAAGTAGATGAATTCTTAGACAAATATCCTAAACTAAAAACTGCAAGTGGAGTTGCAATTGCGGGTTTCTTAACTTACCAATGGTTGTATATGTCATTCTCAGGTAATCTGGATAGTGACTATGATTTATCAAGTATACCAGAAGCGGTTGCGGGTAATATTGGATTTACTGAAATACTTGCAACACCACAAGGTGTAAAAGGTATGGGACTACTTGCGGCTGGTCTTGCAACGGGTGGTTTGAGTACCTTGTGGTTAGGTGGTAGAAGAGGAATGATGTTAGCAGCCGCATATACGGGTGCGAAAAAACTAGGGGATAAAAAAACTGAAAACAAATTATTCACAAAAATGAGACAATTTATTAAAGGTGATGCGGGTGAAGTAGACGACAAAGACCGAGAACCAGACGAACCCGAAGTGAAGACTTAAATTTGTATATATAAAACTAGTCGGAGAAAAGTATGTTAAGTTTATTAGGTAGTTTATTAGGATTTGGGGGTTCAATAATCCCAGGCATACTAGATAGTTTCAAGAAAAAACAAGACCAGAAATACGAACTTCGTAAGTTAGAAGTTCAAGCAGAAATTAACAGAGAAAATTTAGAACATCAAGCAAGACTTCAAAAAGAACTTGGAAAACAAAAAATAGAATTATTCCAAGCACAAGCAAAAGACAAAGAACACGAAAGATTAATACAACACGATATTGTATTACAATCAGGTACGGGATTTATAGGTGGATTAGCAAGGTCAGTAAGACCAATCATTACATATGCATTCTTTCTTTTATTCGCAGTCATAGAGGGTACATTACTCTATGGTGCAATACAAGCAGGAACGGACTTTCAAGACGCAATCAATATATTATGGGACGAGGATACCAAGGCAATCTTTGCGGCTATCATTTCGTTCTGGTTTGGTTCTCGTGCAATAGATAAAAACCGTTCAAAATAATCATTGACAACTCTATTTGATTAGAGTATAATAGTCCACACTTTAACTTCACAAGGAGAAGACTTGGACTTAATCATTGACAAAAAAAGAGATAAACTATTAGAAGACTATGCAGTAGGAATGTTAAAAGATTTCTACTTGACCAAAGACGAGAAGTCGCCCCAAGAAGGTTTCGCACGTGCAAGTTGGGCATGGTCAAAGTACAACAATAAAGTAGATACAGAACTCGCAGAAAGACTTTACGAATACGTAAGTAAGAAGTGGTTTATGTTTGCGTCTCCCGTCCTTTCTAACGCACCTAACGGACAAAATAAGAAGAGTAAGGGTATGCCCATATCTTGTTTTCTAACGTACGTTCCAGACACCCTAGAAGGTCTTATAGAACATTCTTCTGAACTGCGTTGGTTATCTATCATGGGTGGTGGAGTTGGTGGTCATTGGTCAGATGTAAGAACGGTATCTGATATCGCACCAGGCCCAATACCTTTTCTGCATACTGTTGATGCAGATATGATTGCATACCGACAAGGTAAAACACGTAAAGGTTCTTATGCGGCCTACATGGATATCTCCCACCCAGACATCATGGAGTTTCTAAACATACGTATACCGACTGGAGATGTTCAACGTAAAGCACTTAACATTCACAACGCAATCAATATCACAGATAAATTCATGACTGCAGTTATGGAAAACAAACCTTTTGATTTGGTTGACCCGAATGACAAGTCAGTAAAAGAAACCGTCAGTGCAAGAAAACTATGGGAAAGAATACTTGAGATAAGATTTAGAACGGGAGAACCATATCTAAACTTCATTGATACTGCAAATAGATATCTCCCACAACCACTCAAAGATAAAGGTCTTGAGATACACGGAAGTAATTTATGTAATGAGATACACTTACCAACAAGTCCTGAAAGAACTGCAGTGTGTTGTTTATCGTCTTTAAATCTAGAATACTATGACGAGTGGAAAGATACTACTATTGTAAGAGACTTAATAAGAATGTTAGACAATGTCCTTGAGTACTTCATACAGAACGCACCTGACACGATTTCTCGTGCGAAGTACTCTGCAATGCGTGAGAGAAGTTTAGGTCTTGGTGCAATGGGATTTCACTCTCTCCTACACAAACATGGTGTTGCGTGGGAGTCTGAACTTGCAAAAGAAATCAATCATCAAGTGTTTAGTTTTATTCACGATGAAGCACATGCAGAAACAGAATTACTTGCAAAAGAAAGAGGAGAATATCCTGACGGAAAAGGTTCGGGTAAAAGAAACGCACACCTAACTGCAATCGCTCCTAACGCATCGAGTGGTGTTATTTTAGGAACAAGTCCTTCTATCGAACCATTGAAAGCAAATGCATATACTCATAGAACTCGTGCGGGTAGTTTTCTAGTAAAGAATAAGTATCTTGAAGAACTACTTGAGTCTAAAGATATGAATAACGATAGTATTTGGAGTTCTATAATCACAAATAAGGGGTCTATACAACACTTATCGTTCCTTACAGAAGGTGAGAAAAGTATATATAAAACTGCGGACGAATTAGACCAAAACTGGATAGTTCAACATGCGGGAGATAGACAGAAATATATATGTCAAGGACAATCTGTTAATCTTTTCTTTCCCGCTGGTGCAGATAAATCATATGTAAATAAAGTTCATCTACGTGCATGGAGTCACGGGTTGAAAGGTCTTTACTATCTACGAACTGAAGCAAAGTCTCGTGCAGAGAATGTTTCAGAGAAAGTAGAACGAGTCGCACTGCAAAGTGATACAAGTACAATCGTATATACCAAACCGAATTGTCCTTTCTGTCAACTTGCAAAAGAAGAACTGAAACTTCGTGGTATACCATATGACGAGATTAATCTTGAAGAGATTGGTAAAACTGCAAGAGAAGTGACGGGTCGAAAAGGAGTCAAGACAGTTCCACAAATATATTTACAAGGTGAATATGTTGGGGGTTATGAAGAACTTATGGAACTATTTGACAAAACAGAAATCGAAGAGTCGGAAGACTGCAAAGCATGTGAAGGATAACAATGGCACTATTAGAATTTTCAAAAACATACAAACCTTTTCTCTACCCATGGGCCGTAGAGTTAACTAAAAAACACGAAGAGATACACTGGATAGAAGATGAAGCAGAACTATCCGAAGATGTTCAGGACTGGAGAACTAAACTCACAGACGATGAAAAGTTATTCATCACCCAAGTATTAAGATTGTTTACACAATCAGATGTACAAGTAGGAGAGAACTATCACGAACTCCTAATTCCTAAATTCAAAAACAACGAAGTCCGAAACATGTTATCTTCCTTTGCAAACCGAGAAGGTGTACACCAACGTGCATATGCATTACTCAATGATACACTTGGTTTACCAGACTCAGACTATCACGCATTTCTAGAATACAAAGAGATGTCAGATAAGATTGACTTTATGAAAGACGGAGATATTTCTACCCAACAAGGTCTTGCACTATCACTCGCACAATCAGTATTTAACGAAGGACTATCAGTCTTTGCATCTTTTGTGATGTTATTAAACTTCCAGAGATTTGGTAAAATGAAAGGTATGGGTACAATCGTTGAATGGTCTATTCGTGACGAGACTTTACACGTACAAGGTAATGCAAAACTGTTTAGAGAGTTTTGTGCAGAACACACACGTATTGTCAATGACGAACTTAAATCTAAAATCTATCAGATTGCAAAAGATGTAGTCAAGTTAGAAGATAAGTTTATTGACCTTGCGTACAATGGACACAAGATAGAAGGTCTGGAAAAGAAAGATGTCAAACAATATATCAGACATATTGCAGACCGAAGATTATTACAACTTGGTATGAAACCAAACTTCAATGCAAAAGACAATCCACTCCCTTGGTTAGATTGGGTACTCAATGGTGCATCACATGATAACTTCTTTGAGAAGAGAGTCACCGAGTATTCGGTCAATGGTCTTGAAGGAGAATGGGGTTGGGAAGATGTGGACACACCACAACAACTCGAAAGGATTGAAGATAAACTAGATGATTTAGTTGCAAATGTGGGTTGTTAGTTTTGGAAGAAAAAGAGTATGAGATAATCTGTCACGT